CAGGCAAATTCCATCGTTGTGGCGGAGGTGAACTGGAGTCCGACGAATACCGGAGCTTTTTCTACTGGCGATGGTTCGACAACGTTCCGGGTACCCGACACACGGGGCGAGTTTCCACGGTTTTTTGACGACAGCAGGGGCGTGGATTCGGGACGTGTTTTCGGCTCATGGCAAACGGATGAGATAAAGGCTCATAGCCACCGATTCCAGGGGTTTGGCGGGGTTTCGTGCGACATACGCGAGCGGTATTTTAGGCAACACCGAACAGCAAACATACCCTTTTTGGAGGTGTGGAAACCCGGCCGCGTAACATAACCTTCTACGCATTCATCAAATACAGATAAGGAGGATACTTTCCTATGGAAATATATAACTACCATCTAGTTACCGGTGAATATGTCGGAAAAGGCTTTGCCGATCCGAGTCCATTGGAACCGGGAAAATTTCTTTCTCCCGCGTTCACGACCGAGATCGCTCCGCCGGCAAGCAAGGCGGGGTTTGCATGTTGCTTTGTCAATGGCAAATGGACCTATGTCGAGGACCACAGGGGCAAGACCATTTACGACACCTCGACAGCCGAGGCAATGACGGTAACGGAACTTGGTCCGATCCCTGCTGGGTGCACCGATCTCGTGCCGTGTGACGATCCGATCTGGACGGGGTCTGAATGGACCGTGGATGTCCTGAAACTGAAAGTACGTGCCACGAACGAGGTACAGGCTATCCTCGACGCCAAGGCCCGTGAGCTGGGTTTCGACTCCCTCCATACCTCCGGGATGTGGAAAGACAGCAGCAATCCGGAGAGAAAAGCAAGGGCGCTGGCTCTTTTCCGCTGGGGTGATGCGGTATGGGACTTTGCAGAAACGGAATGGTCCAAGCAGGCGGCGGGGAATCCAACATATTTCACGCTGGAGACTTTTCTCGCAGACGTTCCTGCGTTTCCGGGGGTGGAGTCATGAAAAAACTCCTGTACTTATCGGTGATGCTGGTGATCATGGCCGCGCTTGTGTACCCCGGATGGTCCGCCGACACGACAATATCGCGTCTCCCGGACGGCAGCGCCTCTATCTCCAGTTCGGACATCGTCCCTATCGTGCAATCCGGAATAACGAAAAGGGTGACGATCGCTGATATCCTTGCGATGGTGACGGCTTCTCAGCCATGGACATCAACCGGGGATCTGACCGCTACGGGAGCGGTGGCGACATCCCGGTGCATGATCGGCGGCGGGATCGTTGTAACCAATGACGGCTCGGCAAACTGTAGCCTGAAATGTTACGACTCGTCGAACGCCGCTTCGGGAACAACGCTCTTTCCCGAGATCCACTGCCTGAAGGATTACTCCAGGACATGCTTCTTGTCGTCCTTGGAACGCGGCGCTCTGAACGGCGTCTATTGCGTGGTGACGAGTTCTGGAAGCTGCACATACGGACTCGGCTTTAAGCTGGGGTGGTAGAAATGACAAAAAGGAGAGGACTTATGAAAAAATCCATTCTTGTACTGGTATTGATCGTAGCTGTTCTGGCCATGGTCGGCGTCTCGTTCGCTGGGCCGTTCTTTCCGTCCGGTGACAAGACGGCCACGGGAGCCATATACGTCGGTAAATCCACTCTTGGCGGCGGCATTGCGGTCACAAACGATGGAGCCAATGACTGTGCACTGAAATGCTACGACTCCTCCAATTCGGCCTCGGGCACGGCGCTATTCCCTACTCTTGTGTGCCAACCCGCAAACTCACAGAGCTGTTACGCTTCGGCCCTTGAACGGGCATGCGAGACGGGCATTTACTGTGTAGTCACGTCATCAGGCAGCTGCACCTACGGCGTGGGATTCAGGTCGGGGTGGTAAGATGAAACGTCTTTTTCTCCTCCTCATTTTCCTCCTCCTGCCGGTTTGGTGCTGGGGGGCGACGTACTATGCAAGCCCGACAGGTTCAGGAACAACATGTTCTTTGGTTGCTCCTTGTCTCGCAGATTACACGATTGCAACCAAAGCCTCGTCTGATGGGGATATCGTTTATCTTCGTGGCGGCACTCATGGGCCGTTCGCACAAACTGTTTTTGCCAAACGTATAACCATAAAAAGCTATCCAGGCGAAACCGCCATTCTGACATTCGGCGCAAGCAATGGCCTGTACGGTAATGGTGCTGGTGCCAATGGTTCAACCCTTGAGAACTTCCAGATTACCACGGGAGGCGCGGCTACATCGGTAGCCATTTATGCCTTCGGTTCGTCTCTCAACGTGAACGATATAACCGTGAACGGATGGACGGGGCGGCCTCTCCATGCACGGGGCGGCGGTACTGTCACGGTCAACCGTTTCCTCGCAAAAAACTGTGGTGGCTCCACCGTGTTGGCCGACGCGACTACCGTTTGGAATTATAGCCAGTGGATAGACTGCGGCTCGGGGACAGATCAGGCGATACAAAGCACAAGCGCAACCGGGAATCACACAATCAATAACGGCCTTATCCTTGGAGGCGCGTCATCCCCTACGGGCCTCAGCGTCACGAACGGGACGGTCGTCTTGAACAACACGCCCGTTCTTCCCGGCAAACTGACGAATGTGAGCGTCTACACGGTAGCACGCACGGGCGGCTCTCTCACCCTGAATAACAGCCCGGTGAATGGCAACCTGTGGCGTGCAGGCGGCTACGGAATATCCGGCACAGTCACGCAGAATAACAGCACGAACAATATCAATCCCATGTTTCGGGGCAGAAATGTGGCTATCCTCACCCTTTTTGCTGTCGATTCCAACCACTCCACGGATGGCACAGGACCGAGCGGGGTAGGCACGTCTCTCGGGCATTACACTACTGAGGCGGCGAAGTATGGGGCGCATATATCCTACTTTCCCGATGACACCGATCACCTGTCTGAAGTGCAAAAAGCCGTCATCCTCATGGCGGCGAACGGGGGGCACGACATAGGAACGGAGGGCGTGAGCAGTACCGGCTTGTCACAGACAGACCCGTTTAAGGTCACGTATTCAGGGGCGGGTGCAAATCCCCGGTATATCGTTACGTACACATCGGACACGAATGCAACCTTTGCCCTCGTCACGGACAGCGGCACCGACGCGACCTTTGAGATCGGCAAGGGGCAGACCTACCAGTATATAGGCGGCGCCCTCACAACGGCAAACAGCCTCGTCAAAGCAATCCACGATCACGCAGACTGGGCGGTCACGCTCAACTATGCGGCAGGGGAATTTGATGATACATACGCCTATTGTCTCATGGCGGGAACAGTGGCCGTCTCAGGCGCAACGGATGTTAACCTTGACACCGATAAATGGTATGCCGTCGAGGTTACTCAGTCCATATCCGACGTTGCGACGGTAACGGGTGTCCCGGTTACGTCCTATATGTTTCCCCGCTACCTATATGTGGCTGATGCAAAGACACTGGCAAAGGCGGCAGGGGCCACGGTAGCGGTATCGGCAAACATGGGGATTGTCCAGTTATCCTCGATCAGCGACATCTACCAGATCAACAACCCGCACATCTATTACGTCGCGTACCTCAAAGGGGACGGCTCGGAGGCTCAAGTAAAGGCCAACGTCCGGTCGCTCGCGGAGGCCATGACGCGCTACGGGTTATGGGTATCGCTCGTTTTGGAGGAGGCGGCGGCGATCACAGCAAACGAACTCAATTGGATAATCTCAGAGATGCAGGCGGCGGGCGTGATGGTGAAATCATTCCGGGAGGCGAGGGCATGGCTTGACACGAACGGAACGGCGGTTGATGACGGGTTTACTTCTGCGGCTGTGACACAGGATTTTAGGTTACTTCCCCGCTCGGGATGGATAAATGCCGGAGTCTCCCCCTGTACCGCATCGGGCGCACCAATGGCGTGTTGCACGGGAGCAGGGACAGACGACGGGACGTGTACGGATTACGCAGGGAAGAAAACGCCACGGGGGTTGTGGGACACCGGGCCGTATGAGTTTCAGCCTACCGGCGGCGGTCTAGGCATGGGGATAATTTACGGGTTCTAAATCTCAGGGGAGGGACGGGGCATGGCAAACGGGTTCAAGATCACGCAGGAAACATGGGAACATATGCCAAAGGAACAGCGGGATTGGATTATGTACGAGACCGTCCTTGCCATGCGGGAAGATATCGAAGCCCTGAAATCAAAACGATGGATAAACTCAGGGTGTGCCGTAGCGGGCGGGGCGATAGGGGGATTCCTGTTCTCCCTGCTCAAGTTCTTGGGGGTGAAATGATGGCCGCGAAAAATCCGATCATGGTGGCGTTTTTGAAAGCGACGTACGCTGAGCAGATTGCTTTTCGCAACCAGTTCGTGAAGGAGCAGAACGTCTTGATATGCAAGCATCTCAGAATAATTGGCAAGTGCCTGTTGAAGCACGCGGAGAAATCAGAATGAGAGACAAGCCGGCAAAGTGTCCTAAAGGGGCCAACCCCTACATCTACTGTCCGCTGATGTTTGTCCACGAGGATGATTTTATCGCTGCGAAGGTGGAGATCCTGGCACAGGAGGCTATCAGGGTGCAGGGTGACAGCGTGAGGCTGGGACAGACAATCGACAGGTATTCGTGCGAGATCACGGCATACNTGNATGGCCGGATACANGGNATATTNTTTGANAAGGGGAAGGGATGAGCGCACAGGAAGGGAAGACCTACAACGATTTCGGCGGGATGATCGGCAGAGCCCGGAAGATGCTCGAGAGACACGAGGGTAGAAAGTACGTCCCTTATCGGTGTTCTCAGGGCTTCTGGACAATCGGTATCGGGTACAACTATCAGGTTAATCCATTGCCGGCAGATATCAAGGTATATCTCAGAACTCATGGGCGCATCACTGACGAGATGATCGACCGGCTGTTTACAAAGAGCCTGAGCGATGCGATCGGAGCATGTGTCAGGCAATATCCGGCGTTTGCCACGTTCAGCGAGAACAGGCGCCTGGCACTGGTCGATTTCATGTTTAACCTGGGGCCGGGAAGGGTGGCAAAGTTCGTGAACACAAACCGGGCGATCAACGAGGGCCGATGGAATGATGCTGCTGAGGGTATCAGGAAAAGCCTCTACTGGAAACAACTCGGCGGAGATCCTCCGGGAACCGACGACGGGAAGCTGGAGCGGCCCGAAGAAATTTATCAAATGATCAAGGAGGGGTAATATGCACGTCATCATCTGGATAGCAATAATTATAGCGGTGATACTGGCCTTTTGGGCCGGTCTTCTGGTAGGCAGGAAGAATCCGAAGATTGCCGATAGGGCAAGCGAGTTCGCCGACAGCGCGAAAGAGAAAGCGGAAGATGTGGCGGAGAAGGCGAAGGGGCTCGTAAATAATAACAAAGGCCACGGTTATTTCGGGTCCATCGTCTGGATCGTGTGGATTGTCCTCGTATTTTCAGGCGCTGTGTGGCTAACCCTTTCCGGCTGGATTGTTTACCTGGTCCGGATTCTAATGAAGCAATAAGGGTGCCGCCATGAACGTCAACATCAAGATCGGTTTCTTCAGCGATGACCACGGTAACAGGTCCATGATGCGACTCATGTCATTCCTATCATTGCTGGCCTCATTCGCCTGGGCGGGTATCAATTACGGTATGCAGTGGGACAGGTGGGACTTTCTCGTCTTCTTCGTACTGATCGGCTGTGCTTTCTTCCCGAAGGCCATCCAGAAATGGGCCGAAAAGGTGCCCGGTTATGACAATCAACCTCAGCCTTAAAACCGTCGCCATTATCGCTCTGTGTGTTGCTGGGTTAGTATGCGGCTCATTGGCTTACTTCCACTGGAAAAAGCCCGTGAGTGTGAACCAGCAAGCGTACACCCCGGCTCAGGAGATCAAGCAGACGGTCAAAATCAAGCGGGTGGAGGTGCCGGGTCCGGAGAGGATCATTACCATCGAAAAAGAAAAGGTTGTCGAAAAGCTCAAGCTCCCCGACGAGATCGGCAAGAATCCGGACAAGCAGATCGTCGCCACGGCGGTAGTCGAACCCTATGAGGGGAAGACCAATGCCGTCGCCATTGTCGATACCAAGACCGGGGAGGGGTCGATCAGCGTAAAACAGGAACCGTTGCCCTTATTTGCGTTCCAGAACAAGAAAGCAATCGGTGGGCGGTACGGGTATGTAGCGGACGAAGACGGTATGAAACAGCAGGTCGATTTCTACGGGCACTACACGTTCATGCGTGTGTGGCGGGTCCATATCGGGGTCTATGGGGAGGTTAATAGCAAGCCGGAAGGGAAGATGGCTATTGATGTGAGTTACAGATGGTAGAGGTGTGAGGGGATTCCCACGGACCCTTTGCTCTGACACGTCTTTTGCCATGTGGTCAAATTAACAGTCTGTGAATCATTGCCTATAGCCAATCCGCGAACAGCACATAAGACTCTTAATCAATTGGTCCAAGGTTCGAATCCTTGACGGCCCATAATAAAAACCAACCCGATAAAATCAGCATCTCAG